TTAATATAAAAAAAAAAAGAAAAGAAGCTCATGTAATCATTTAAGACATTCAAGGATTCTAGGAAATGACATTTAGTGGGAGGCAGGCTTTGAGGGCTTGCCGCCTTGGGCTGTGGTGTCCGCGGCGTCCACTTGCGTGGAGGCCGTGGCTGAACGGGTTGGAGGGACGTAGGCATACTGTCCTCTGACTTGGGATGGGTACCCTGTCGAGTAAGCATAGCCACGTGTGTCGGAATGACCAGAGGATTGGCTGGCTTTTCCAGGGGGTTGGCTATAGGATGAACGAACATACTTTCCAGGCATCATCTCAGTGGGCTGGCTTGCCCCGTAAGTTTGCTGCCCAGAAGTAGCATGGGTTTTTGTATCGCCAACGTTATATTGCGTGCCAGAGCTAGCTTTGGCGCGCGGTTGGGCTACGGAATTGGCCGGACGATTGGATGGGTACATGACCTTCGGTTGTCCGGGGCCATAGGTTTGGGTGGATGCAGACACGTTAGCGTTTTGGTTATAATTCAACGACGACGCGCTTAGTTGGGCGTTATATCCTGTTGAATAGTCAAACTGATACTGATAATAATCCTTCTTATTTTGAAGCTCGTTTGCCATCATCATCTGTGTGTAATCTGTCTTCCAGCTTTGCGCATTGGTTTGGAGCTGTTGAGCCTGATTGAATTGCTGAGCGGATAGCTGTTGTTGCGTTCTACGATCGAAGACTTTATGTCCCCAACGATCAGACTGCTCACCAGCTGCTGATAATGCCGCTCCCAGCGCAATCATTTGTGGTGCAAGGGGGCCCTGGCGTGAATGGATTGCGTCGCGCAGATCGTCGAACGATGTAAGATTAAGTGGCGAGCCAAGTATGCGCTGTTCAAGCTCTTTGATTATATGATGTAGGGAATCGACTTCAGCGCGGGAAACAGCATCCACAACGATACGCTCCTCCGGCAAATCCTCAGCTGGGGGAGCAACATTTGTTGAAAGGCGAGTTACATTGGAAATTCTACATGTACGCATATCAACTGGACTGTATTTAAATGCGCGTCCAGTGTAAAAAAAACTACCATTAATAAAACAAACAGTTGTGATCTCATAACCATCAGGGTCCATAATTTTAAAGGAAACATTAAAGCCAATACGGTTAAACAATTTACGCAGCAAAGTTTCGGCGCGGGACATTGGGATGGTCCAGGCGCCAATTGGGGGATTAGATTTAACAAAAGTAGGAACATTAGCGAACCTAATCGGAGCAAATTTAGGTGGGTTACGCACACCAGCGACATAACATTTATAACTAACCGGTGTGTCAATAGATGCGTCATAATAATCAGTGTCTACTAAAATTTCTTTGGAATAAGCGGCATTACTAATTTTGCCTGTTTTTATGTAATAATAACGTTGGGTGCCTTTATTTGTTTCAACTGTCCACATCCTGACAAGGGCCCCAACTTCTAACTGGTATGATACTGGGGTAAGTGGAGGGCCATCAGTGATGGTGAACATTTGTGCATTCTTCTCATTAATATAAAATCTGTTGAGCGATGCCCAGTAAGTAGTTCCCTGCCCAAAATATTGTGCAGCATCATCGACATTGTCGGAATTAGGATTAACAGCGTTATTCTCTCTGCAGGCATCTCCAAATAGATGCTGCATGACGGCTCCGCTCGGACAGTATCGACTTGTGTTCATCTGCATATAATCAGATGTGTTGGGTCCATCTGCAACTTTCACGGTCATAAAGTTGCTAGTCTTGTTATCGCCTACTGATTCTGGGGTGGTGGGGTGGTTGTACGCATAGTCAGACGCGATGATGATACGCTCGTCGTTTGGAATCAGGTCGACAATTCGAGCCTGCTCAAGCCCAGCGATCGAAGCGTCTGAGTTACCCGTTAATGGCTTGGGGTTAGTAGCTGTTCCAAACCATGCTGATTGGAATCGTAGAGGGATTTCTATCATCGAATCCTTTGCGTTGGCGGAAACAGCAGTGTACACATATGCAATTAAACTCATATTACTATCAAAATAATCCGCGTCACTTTCGTCTGTGCGACGCCACATGTTCCTACGTCTCATGTCCTTAAGCACGAAAACTTGGGTATAGTTGCGATTCATATCAACAATGACAGGGTCTTTTACTTGGAGAGTATCTAACGAAACATTTTTCTTTGGGATGAGCACACCATTAATCAAGTCATGGGACTCATCTGTGTCAACGACACCAATAAGTAGCTGACCCTGGTTCAAGGAATTGGATACAATGTTGGCGCGGATGTGAATTTCTCCGTTCCAATTCTTATGCAAGTTTATGTAATTCTGAGCACGAGGGGACATAGCATTTTTTCCGAAATTAACGCAGGCGACAACTGTGCCAACTGGAATAGTTCCAGTGACCAGAAACGGTTCAGTAGCAAAATCATAGAATTGGTGGCACGCAACTTTAATATCCATACGGTTTCCAGTGTTCATCATTAAGTCGGGTATTTGAGCGTCTTGCATAACAATGCCAACTCCAGTGTCGTTAAACGGGATTGCTCCCATCGCCGGCAAAGTTTCTGGCAAAACGATTTGTTGGTCTAGAGGGGCGTTCAGATCAACTTGGGCAGCAGAAGCGGGAGCACTGGATGGCTTGTGAGTAGGTGCTGACGGTGCGGGCATGAGGGGTGAGGCCTCCATATCGGGTGTTATTTTAAGATTCCTCATCTTCAGAACAGCGCGCATTTCGTCGACTGTTAGTTCCATTTGCACATCACGACGCTCGACAGTTTCCTCCCTAAGGGCTGATACGAGCGCGACAAGTTCATCAGTGTGGGCAGTGAGTGAGACAATTGCAATCTCAACTTTCTCAGTAGATAGTGGGACGTCGTACCCAAGTTCGGCGGCTTTCACCGTAAACTTGTGAATCGCGCCCAACTGATCGTTCTTAAGTTTATCAAGAGCACGAGAAGCAGTCAGGACTGTATTGATGAATTTTTCATAAAATTGAGCTTGGTTAGACATATTTGGAATTAACGAATTGTTGTTAATCAAACTTTGATAAAATTTCCTCCGTTCGTCGGAGAAACCCTTAAATGTTAGCTCGGTCTGGCCCCTCATTAACTGAGAAAGAAATGAGAGTACCACCCCGTGAGGCTCTAAGGGCCCAACTTCCCTCCAGGATTGAGAATTGCGATATTCTGGGGGCATCTGATTTATGATATGGCATATAAAGTCGTAATATTCTTTTCCCCACGCCGCTGCATACAAGGCGGCTGTTCGACAGCGCACTGCCAGGTCTGCCGGGAGGCCAGTGCGTGACCATGAGATCATAGATTCGATAGTATTCTTCTTCAAAGCTGGCAACCACACATTAAACTCCTTACACCATACTGGCGTTCGGGAGCAGAGAGATCCTTCAGTTATCGGCACAGTCACAGGCGGGCCGTCTTTCGTGTCGTTAGTGGCTGTAACACCGAAATCATCGTACATAACGCAAACATTCTTATCACTTAGTATATCTTGGAGCACTTCATCAACACTAATCTTCGCATCATCGCCGTATGAACTAAACTCGGCATGAGTCGTAAATGTGCTGACTGATACAGGGATATCGCTAAATTGCTTATTGACGGCATGGATATACATAATCAGATGCATAATTGAGTTCACCTCTGAGGTGCCAGTAATACCAGAAGTCATAATTCCATCTACTTTGACCACAGAGTCTTCCACGAGTATGAAAGATTCAGCTCTATATCGAGCTGCGACTTTGGTAATATTTTTGAGATTTGTGGTGTCATATTTTTTTGATACGTAACATACTTGAGATATAAATTCTTGCGCTGCCTTGATCGTGTTGGGGTGCATGGATATGTCCCAATTGGCCGCGTCGGCACATAGTACATTCTTACTCTTTTTCAAATGGCCTACTATCATATTGTGAAAACCGGTCTCCATGTTGATACCAACTTTCCACGAGGCATGTTGATGACATGCCCTCATTGACGCAAAAACTGCGCCGAAGTTCATGTTCAGCCAAATGTTAAGAGCCCAGTCGCATGAGTAAAATAGGCGACCAAACGCTCGGTCAGCTTTGTCAATTTTGAGAAGTTCGTCCTTAACGCAAGCCTTGTGTATAACCATTAGAGTTTCTCCTTTGCGGGCCAATTCATCAATATAGTCAACACGATTCTTGAGATCATCGTAGGCGTTCTGGTTTTGAACGACAGGTCTTCCGGTGGAATAATCAACGGTTTTGTCGCGGTTTTTCTTAAACATGTCGGATTTATTAACCACTTTCCAGCGAGCTCTGAAATATTCTCCCGCGCTAGTGTCGAGAGGTGACACCGTAAAATTGGGGTAAAAGGGGTCAGATATAGGTAGTCCGTAAACGACCTCATCAAAAGTAAATTTTCTAACAACGCTAGTCGGGAAGTGATGGCGCGCCGCCTCGCGAGCTATCGCTTTCAAGAGATCTAATTTTGGCGCGCGCCGTTCACGGACAAATTTTTGAGCTAACGCCACTTTGACACTGCGTTGTCCTATTGAGTTGGCCGGCAGAATCACGTTCTTGGATTCGAGTAGTTTAGGTTCGACAACAATTGGTTTCTTATGAGCGGGTAACAAATGAGCTACAGGAGATTGTATCCAATTGCCGGGGCGTGTCGGAATAAAAAAAGAAGGCTTCCAACGAGCTACTACATTTAGTGAGCCCATTGGAAAATCACTTCGGGCACATGAGAGGTTTGAGTTGGTCCAGTCGTCAACGACACGGTCAACTTCAACCGCTTCCTCCTTGAGAGAGTGAGGAGTCAAGTTGAGGACGTCACACGCGCGTATTGATTTAATAATATCTTCTAGTTCCCTACGAGTCATACCCGTGGATACTGCGGATCTCGTACCGGTAGCATAAGCTGTATAAATACCTACAATAGTACCACCGTGATCGGCACTTAAAAGTGGGCTACCACAGTCGCCAGCTCGGGTTCCATGAGTGGCATTGGGAGTAATGGTGTGGTACACTGATTTACGGAATTCACTAGGAGACAACTCGTTCTTGATCTCTGTGTATTCGCAACCGATTTCCTCAAAGAATATCGTTGCTCCTGTCAATACAGTTGGCACTAATCGGTTCATGATGATTGAGCCCATGAACTCGTTAGGGAGATTCTCAGTAAATCGCTTAATGGTGGAGGGCCAGTGAGCATGAGGGGCGCGTAAAATAGCTATATCGCGAGATTTGTCATGGTAAACAATTTCAGATGGTCCTTTGTATTCGTCAGAGATTATCCAGGGCTTAGTGTCGGGTGTGTTAATAATATTGGCGACGACGTGATATACGGTTAATATGAAACCATCTTCCAAATGGAGTCCATACACCTTGCCTTCTCCGGTGATAACACCGACGCGAGCTTTTTGGGTTTTGACGGATAGATCTTCGATGGGTTGAGAATTACCGAGGGGTGCTACCATGTCTGGCCGAAATTCGACCGCATGGCCGAGATCCTGCCATTCGCCCCTAACGCGAGATGAGTATTCTTCATATTGGCGATCGGCGTGGTGCTTGTCCTGCTTACGGGGGCGAAATCTAACGCGCGCATCGTGATCGTATCCGTCCCCGCGAGGTTTCGATTTCCATTGCTTCTTATCTTCAGGGCTGTTAAATGCCTGCAGATACGTGCTACGTGTCACACGTCCGCGGGTTGCTTCAGCTATACCATCATAGAGATCTTTATCAACAACTGTTCTACGGCGGAGCGCGGCATCGCCGGAATCTAATGTGGCGAGCCACGATTCATACTCACCATCACTCATATACATAACGTGGGACTCAAGCTCTAGGCGATCATTGACGTCTATTGGCATACACTTTGATATAAATGGGTATTCTTGCCTCCAGTGTTTAAAACAACCCAGCGGTAAATCACATAGAAGATCATAAATTTCTTTCCTGCTCATCCCGAGTAGGTTTTGCTTGTCCTCCATCCAATTGAGTTGGTAGTATGATAACTTTTCTCGTTCGATGTCCTCATCAGTTGTCGTTTTCCTTACCTTATTCCAAGCGCGGTCAAAATCATTGCGAGGGGTTGAGATTGGGTTGCTCTTAAAAGCCTTAATCATAAGTACGAGTAGGGCCGCACCTCCAATTAGAAGGGCCCATTTGTTCTGGACGACAAAATCTTTAACATTCTTGAGAGTAGTCAGCATCCATATCTTACGAGCTCTAGCGTGGTGGTGAACCATGCCATTCGTGCGAGTTGAGGCAAGCCTAGGGTCGTTTGTAAGGGCGTCAAGGAGCAATGTCTTGAAAACGAGTGGTATAAGAGATAGCTTTGTGAGATGCCATTGGCCATTCATGATGTATTCGACTTCGTCGGTTACGATGGTAAGTGTTATATCTGGCTCATTGAGTTTAACTAATGTAATATTGGCTCCGTTATCATTTTCTGAGATATGGTCAACGATGTAGGGATTCGAGGTGACCTTGATAATATTGCCGCTGACATAGGCCTTGAATTGACCGACGTGAACGAGACACGTGAAGTCGTTCCCAAGCGCTGACATTCGTGTAGTGTATTCCTCAGTGAGATCTAGTAGTTCGTCTTCGCATGTTAGAGGGCCTGTGTAACCCCAATAGCCTACTCCTCCAAGATTCATGCTCTCAGTTCGCTTGCTCACCCATACGCCCACTCGAGGGGTGCCATGGAGGGGTTTCTGTGGAGAGGCATACGCGGCAATGAGGCGTGTTGGGTGGTCAAGCATGAATTTGAGTCCTTGGATATCTGGTGCAGTTACTACGACATCAGCTGTAGTTTCGCTGATGCTCATTACGTTGAGTTTGACCCTACCGCCTGAGTTACGAACGTGCTTAATATAACCATGTTCGATGGTGTTAGTTAACATTGTGTCGGATACGGGTTGGAAATCAAGACCAGTCCAGAATTGCCTCCCGCTAGCTTGGGTTTGCACAAAGATGCCACAATGGGGATTAATAAAATTTTTTTCACGACGATTCTGAGATGGAAGGGATTTAATAGAACCACTCAATGCTAGTCGGCGAGCGATACCGGATACATCCCCTAAGTTAGGGACTTCCAGGTGATTCTGGGGAAAGGTGGTTTTGACAAAACTAACGGCGTATTTGGCCAACCGCGATGTAAGAGATTCTCGACGAAACACAATATCTAAATTAGAACAAATAACAACTATTGAGTTGGCGGGTGTGTGAGACAGCCAGCTCATATATTCATGAGCGTTACCATTTTCACCCAACCTTATCATGTCGTCTACAACATACATTTTTGCTTCGACAGGTAGTACGGTAAAATTGTCCACGTGCTCATATTCTAGCTTATACACCGACGCAAGGTTTCGTAGAACGGTGGATGCATAAAGAGTTTTATTTGTATGAGGGGGGCCATTGAGGTGAACTATGTATGGAGTAGCCGCATGGTTAACTAATAAATTGGGGGGCGGGTTGTGGTGATTCAAGCCACCGGGATGGATGGCAGCGTGACCGTTGGCCGCATTGAGAGGGGCGTTACCGGGTATTACGCTAGGAGGGGGGGGAGCTACTCCAGCAACAACTTTGTTGCCACGAGCGGCGACCACTCCGTCTTTCATAATATCTATAAGCTGACGCACCGAAATGGGTGGTCCGGCTTGATGTTTGATGTAACCACCACCGTGGAAATTATAAACAACGGGGTAAATAGTGAGATGAGAAAAGTCGGGTCTCCTGTGGTTGAGTAGTCGTCTATTACCCGCGACGAGGGGGTCAACGATCTCAAAGGATCGGATACGGCCATAAAGTGCGGCTTCAGATTCTGGGGCGAAGTGGTGATGAGCGTCCCTGAGAACGCGCCGTCCTTGGTTCGATGAAAGTATAGCCAACTCAAACTCTCGTGGCTGCACTTTGTCATCAATGGCAGCACCTTCAAGATTGTAAAACGATCCAGAAAACACTTCATTGAAAACGCCAATTAGAGGGTCATCGGGCCCTTGGGCGAGAAACTCGTCCATGAATGCAACCTTCTGCCCAGCATAAGGTAGCCAAAAAAACTCTTTCTTACCAACATTGACTTGGTAAATACCCATATCAGGTTTCTCAAATAACTCTTTATTAATAATATCGGCGGCATATCGAGCGAATCTTGTTTTACCGACACCGGGCTCGCCTACGAGTTGGATGACAAAGGGATCGATATAATGTTCATTTGTTCGCTTTCTGGTCCAAACGACTTCTAGGAGGGAACTGAGACGACTGTGGGAAGCGGTGAGGAGTGTGCGTGAAGGGCTGAGATTATCAAATTTAATGCTGCGCCTATTGAGGGCGGCCGCCATTTCTTTGACGAGATCTCTGAGTGTAAATGTTGTTCCCTCGGAGCATATGTCAACTGCCGTTTTAAGCTCGAACGCTTCAGCGCGTGTGAGAAGATCTGTATAAATAGTGTACAGCCCTTTTGATCCGTCTAGGTCCTGTCCCATAACATCTGTTAATATTGATTCAGTTAGATCTTTCACATTGGTGGCAGCTTTCTTGACATGGTCTCCAAGTGAAAACATTGCGTTTATGCTTGCAACGGATCTACCCGTACCAGCCGCAATAGCGGAAAGCGCTGTATAAAAAATTGTAGCCCCAACCTGAACCCATCTAAGGGTGTCCATATCGGGTCGCAATTGAACATTCGCGAGGTCGGCGTGTTTGGCAACGGCCTTATTACAGGCAGTAGGGACTCCTGCATCCCATATTGATGTGGCTTCCTGATCGATTCTGCTAGGGAGATTGAATGTCTGTGGATTGTCATTATGATCGTCATAGTCGGGGTCATCATCATCGCTATCATTAGAGGAAGAAGGGGCGGAATTTGTAGTGCCATCGGGTAAAGTTCTAACCCATTGACCGACATATTCTGTGACGCTGTCGACATCTGTATCACCGGTTCTTATTTCGGAGATTGATTGGGGGGAAAAAGCGGCGTCCATACGCCGAGCAATCTTGGTAAAGTCGGTGAGAACTTTAATATTACCGGCGGCTGCACTAAGGTGAATAAGAAGGCAACCAACATGTAATAAGCGTGCTTTAATAGACTCGCTTTGGTGAATTAGGTATATAGTTTGCCCAGTAGCTATGAGAGATGATGCGAGGGATATCGCTGCTGCAGGTGGTATAAAAGGGAAGCAGTTAAGAACATAGTCTTTGACGATGTCTATAAATGCTATAGAGCCAATAGAATTGGCATGGTTCTCCAGTATGAGTTTGTCAGGGATGAAGCGTCCATGAAATAGTATGCCGCCTTCAACGCGAACATAACTTTTGGACTTAGGCATGCGGTGGGTGACACGCACGTGGGGTTTGGGGGTCCATTTTATGTTGGGTTTGGTAAAAGCACGTGCCAGGTTGGTTAGCTCTTTGCGAGTCTTCT